ATGCCCACCGCTGACCCGGCCCTCACCGACGCGCAGCGCGCCGTCCTGGCTGCCTGGCCAGCCTTCGAGGCCGCCGCCGCGGTGACATGGTGCAGCGTCGACCGCCTGGTGCGGACGCTCTGCCACCGCGACTCCCTCGCCGATCTGCCCGACGACGACGCGGCCGAGCTGCTGGCGCTGATGCAGCGCGCCACCGACCGCCTGCATGGCTTGCGGCCGGCATCCCCGCAGCGGGGATCCGCATGATCGGGCCCCGCCCGACAGCCAGCCCCCCTTCGGATCCCAGATCTATCCAGAAAACCAACGGCTTCCCCCGCGAGGCCCGCCCCCTGGCCCGCCATCGCGCCGGCTGCGCCATGGCGCGCGGCCCGCCGTGCGGCCGCTCGACGGTCGCCAGTCAGCCGCCCCCATCGACTTTGAAGACCGCGCCGCTTTCGGCCGCCAGACGGCCGGAAGCGATGCGCGTCTTCACCCCCTGACGCCGCACGCCCCCGCGCCGGTGAACCCTGGAGCTTTGCCCGATGGCATCGCCACGCGCGCCGCCCTGACCGGCGCCGGCTTCTCCCCGTAAGCCCCCGTCATCCGGTGCCCAGCGTCCGCCCTTGCCGGTGGCCGCGCCGCACCCGTCTTGTCCCCACCGTTGCGCGCCCGCGCGGCGGTGAACGCCGGAGCCTTGCCGTGTATCCGCGCGCCCCGCCCTGAGACGGGACGGCCCCGCCGAGGCCGCCCCGCTAGGACCGCAATCATCGCCAATGCCCCATGCCCCTGCCGTGCCCACGGCGGGAACGCGGCGATCTGCGTCCAGAGGCTAACAGAAATCAGGATTAAAATCCGCTGTTCCTTGCAGCCACGGATTCGTGCGCCCGCAGGGAGCCGCATTGCCGCCGGCCGGCCACCGCGCCGCCGGGGAGGTGCCCCCATGTCCTCGTCATCCGCCTCGACCACCCCCGCAACCCCCGCCGCCAAACCGCAAGCCGCCTTCCGCGAGACCGTCGGCCGGTTCCGCTGCGCCGTTCTGGCCTGCCCGGCGCTGAAGCCGCGCGACAAGCTGGTCGCCCTGGTGATGCTGGAGCGCGTCAACCGCCAGATGTTCGAGGCGCTGGGCCTGCTGCTGACCTGGACCGGGGTGGAGGCGGTGGCGCGGCTCTGCGCCCTGTCCACCCGCGATGTGGAGCGGGCGCGCAGCGCGCTGCTGGCCGCCGGCGTCATCGTCCGCGACCGCGCCGGCGGCAGGGGCCAGCCCACCCGCATGCGCCTGTGCCTGGACTGGCTGGAGCGCGAGGACGGCCCGGCCGGCGACGCCCCCGATCCGTCCGACGATCCATCGCCCGACAGCGGTGTCGCCGACACGGGAGTCGGCCAAAGCGCCCAACGCCCGCCAACCGCCCCCGGATCGCCCGCCGGAACCGGCCTTCATCGCCCGACACTGGTGTCGGCCAAACCCTGTGATAAAACCCGTGAACCCACGCGCGCGAGCCCACACGCGAGCGCCGGCACCAGCCCGCCACCATCCGCCGCCGACATCGAGCGCGACGGCCACGCCCGAATCGCCCGCCGGATCGGCGCCGTCCAGCATGCGACGTGGTTCCGGGGATGCAGGCTTGGGCTATCCGGGGATCGCAGGCTGACCATCACCGCGCCGAATCGCTGCGTCGCCGACCGGATTCGGGTGGCCTACGAGCTGGAGCTGCTGCGGCTGTTCCATGTCGAGGCGGTGGACATCACCGTCGCCGTTCCGCCGGTCGCCGCCGATTCGGCCTTCCTGCTGATCGAGGGGAGGGCCTGAGCCATGCCCGTCCAGCCCGGCACCCTGTCCCGCCGCCGGCCCGACCGGCAGTTCCGCCTGGATCTGGGCGATCCGCCCCGCACCGCGCGCCACCGGCCGGTGCAGCCTCAGCGCGAGGCCGACGCCCTCTATCGCGCCGTCCAGGCCCTGCGCGCCGCCGGCCATCGGGTCTATCGCTGCGGCGCGCTGCACCGGGTGGACGAGCGCCTGTTGACCACGGCGGACCTGATCCGGCTGCGCCATGCCGATCCGCGGTGCCGACAGCCCGAGGGGGAGCGGTGATGGCCGGGCTGGGGCTGGTCTTCGCCTTGCTCGGCGCCGCCATGCTGGGCGGCTTCGGGTGGGAGCTGGGGCGCTGCGCCGCCCGCTGGCTGCTGGGGCGGCGGGCGGACGTGACGATCCTGCTGCCGGGCCTGCACCGGGAGCGGCGGCGATCCGATGCGGAGTGACGCCGCCGGCCCGGTCAGGCGGCGCGGGGGGCGATGCTGCGCTGGATTTCCTCGCCATGGTCGGCGGCGGTGACGGACAGGTCATGCGCCATCTGAAGGTTCAGCCAGAATTCCGGCGTGGTGCCGAAATAGCGCGCCAGCCGCAAGGCGGTGTCAGCGGTGATGCCGCGCCGTTCGTTGACGATTTCCCCGATGCGGGTCGCCGGCACGCGCAGAGCCAGGGCCAGAGCATGGGCCGAGAGATCGAGCGGGACGAGGAACTCTTCGCGCAGAACCTCGCCGGGGTGGGTCTTGATCCGCATGGCGCCCTCCTTGGCGTCGGCCGGTCAGTGGTAATCGACGATTTCGACCTCGTGCGCGCCGCCGTCGCGCACGAAGACTATGCACCATTGGCAGTTGATCCGTATGGTGTGCTACCGGGCACGATCGTACTTCGGTCATTCCACGCGTTTCCATGTGGTAATCGCATATCGTATATTGGGGTTGCATCCAATGTGATCGTCTTATAATCAATCTATTCAAAGTAATGCTTTTCTGACCATTCGGTTCTTTCTTCTGATGATTGAGGATTTGATAATAGTATTGGGCAGTAGTATTGATGCTGATCCCATTTTGGGAATTCTGTGATATGCACCATGGAACTTATGTTTGTATCTTCTAATATAACTTCGGTTATCCCGTACTGAGCTATAAGCATAATAAACAATGCTGACGTCGACAGAAATGCATTCTCAAGGCTTGCTCCACTAAAATGCTTCTCTCTATCATGCTTTGTTTTGTTATAGTCGCTGTACCAATTCAAGACTTTATTTTCATGATCTGCGCTCCAATTCGTAAAAGGAGCGAAATCTCCTATCCAAGGATATTTTGGAAAAGAAATTTTGTATTCATTTAGTCTCATAGGTGCGCATAACTTTCTATAATCATTGACTATCAAGTTCTTGTTTTTTCTTTTCTCATTTTCATTATAGAAATTTTTCTTCAAAACCCCCTTCCAGCACGACTCAACCTCAGTGCAAGAGATAATCAATAAGTTCCTTATCTTATTACCATATACTTTATCCATGCTTCCTTTATCTGGATGAACATATTGACAGATATTATCTAACTCACTTAAAAGAACGTTTAGTTGGCTTCTCATTATAGCCAAGTTGTTAATATCATCTATGTCAGACGGGCAAAAAGTATCGCTCGGAAAATGATCGAGAGGATTAAAACCATAGTTTTTTAGTACAGGCCTAGCCATTCTTGGAAAATACTGGCCCGGCTGATGTTCCAGCTCGTAGAATGATCTGCGTGGTAAATTAGTAAATTCTTCGATATCATCCCATCTGTCATGAAATCCTTCCTTAAATGTTATGTGTGGCTTATCGTTTAAATTTATCATGCTTCTGTCAATTCTCTCTGCATGTCTATCTGAGATTTTCCAGATTTGATAAAATTTACCGTGCACGCAAACTTCATTATAAGGGGCCGTAGCCGGAATATATTCCGCAATATAGAATTTGCAATCAGAATTCATTTTCTTCTCCAATTCCCCTATTATTTACTGAGAGATTTCTGCGGTCTTTATAAAGGAGTGAATATCTATCTCTTTTGGTGATAATCCGGCCATATGTAAAGCAATTTGCGCTTTAATTGCGCTCTTGATACTATCGTCACCAATGCTTTCAACTATTGCTTCTGCCCTTTGCATCTGCTGGTCCTTTCGAAGTCGGTCATACAGTTCAGTGGCGCGTTGGCGTGTTTGTTCAGCTTGTCTAAAAAACAGAGCAGCAATGGCATCCACAATGACTCCTGGCAATATTTTTACAACCGTAAGCATGTTTGCGTCATCTATCCCATAAGATGCATACATGATATATATGAAACCAATTGTCGCAGCAAATATGCTAAATAGAAACTGAACTCTTGCTTGCGACAGTGCTTGTTGATGATAGTTTGTGACTAGATCCTCGACAAGTTTTGAATTGTCTTTTCGATCTGTCTCTCTCTCAAAAGAGAATTTATCTGCACTGACATGGTGGTTATTTTCAATTCCTCGGGTAACTTCTGATTTATCGGATTTAACAGTTTCATAAGAATTTCCTGTCATCGCTGAGTTGAATATATTTTTTGATATTAGTTCAATTTGTAACTTCCTTTGCTGTGCCTTTTTCTGCCTTTCTGCTAACGCATTGATTGCTATCCCAGCTATGCCGGTGAGTGCAGCAGCAACCGAAGCTGCACCACCAATTTCTGAAATCCATGAAATAATCTCGCTAGACACTTAAGCCTCATTAACTAAAGTCCTCGCAGTGGTTATTTTATCAGTGATTGCATAAATATAAAGCGAGAAAATTTCGTCTTCTACAGATGAGAGTGCTTCGCGTTGGTTTAGCGTCTTGACGGGCATCCCCAACGGAGCGACTCTTCCCCCGGAGCCTCGAAACCTCCACTAGGCGGCAAGCCACCCGCGCGTTTTCGCGATGTGGCTCTTTTCATGCCCGGACTCTGTCCGTAGCATGCCCCTTCGCCGGGGGTCGGATAATACAACACCCGCAAGGGGAATAGTCCGGCCTGTCCTAGTCAGGTTTCGAGCCCCCGGCACCAGGGCTGTCGTCGAAAGCAGTCCTTCTGCCGGAAATCCCGGACTAGGAGGGCTCGCCATGGAAACCGTGGGCGACAACGGGCAGGTCTTGCCCAACTTATCTACCTCTGACATCGACGTTGCGATAAGCAGCGAACCACGCATCCTGGATCTGCGCTTGGCCGAGGCGCTGGGCTTCGGACGCCCGCGTGATATTCGACAGTTGATCGAGCGACATCGTAAGGTGCTGGAACAGCTTGGGGAGGTTTGCGGCACCGTACCGCAAACCTCTCGGAAGGGCGGCCGCCCAGCCACCGAGTTCTGGCTGACGAAGAAGCAGGCCGTCTATCTCTGCACCAAGGCCGAGACCGAACGCGCCATCACCGTCACCATCCAGATCGTCGAGCTGTTCGACGCCGTGACCGGCGGGGCCGCGCATCCCGCCCTGGCGCCGGTCCTCACCCGCGCCGACCTCGACGCCATCGACCGCCGCGCCCGCCGGATCGGGCAGGAGGAGGAGCAACGGGCGCGCTCTGCCCTGACCGACCGGGCGCTCGACCGTCTGCGCCGGGGCGAGCGGATCGACATCGCCTCGCTGTCCGCCGCCCGGCCGGATGAGCCCGCCGCTCTGCCCCCGCCGCCCGCCCGGACGCGCGAGGAGAGCATGGACCTCGCCCTTGCCCATCTGCGCGCCCTGCCGCCCGAGCTGCGGCAGGAGGGCTTCCGCCTGATGCACGCCATCAAGGCCCACAGCGACGCCCTGAAGGCGCTGAAGGCCGCGACCGAGGCGATCAACTCCCCGCTCGACACCATCGCCGAAATCCTGGAACGCGAGGCGACCCTCATCCGCCAGACCATCGCCGCCCAGGCGGTCCGGCCCGGACAGGGGGGCCGGACATGAGGACGATCCTGGTGGTCCAGGGGAAGGGCGGCGGTCCGAAGACCGCCACCGTCCGCAATCTGGCCGTCGCGGCCGCCGTCGCCGGCCGGCGGGTGGGCACGCTCGACACCGACCCGCAAGGCTCGCTGACCCACTGGCACGGCCTGCGCCCGGCCGACGCCGCCCCGATCCTCCACGAACAGCGCCCGCTGGGCGCGGTGACGGAGCGGCCGACTCCGCACGGCCTCGACCTGCTGGTGATCGACACCCCGACCGCGGTGGAGAACTTCCCCCAGGCGACCGCCCTGCTGTTCGACTGCGCCGATCTGGTGCTGGTGCCCGTCCGCCCCGGCCCGGAGGATCTGGTCAGCATGCAGGCCATGCTGCCCTACCTGCGCACCCGGCGCCGGCCGCTGCGTCTGCTGCTGAGCCAGGTCGTCCCGCGCCTGCGCGAGACCGCCGACGCCCGCGCCATCGTCTCCGCCATGGGGGCGGTGGCGCCGGTGGAGATCCCGCAGCTTCAGGAGGTGCCGCGCAGCTTCATCGCCGGGCTGGGCACCGCGGAGATCCCCGGCACCCGCACCGGCCCACTGTTCCGCGACCTCTGGCTCCACCTGTCCGCCGCGATGGAGGGCTGACCCCATGTCCCGATCCGACTCAGGGCCCAGGCCGCCCGCCCGCCGCAGCCTGGGCGATGCCCGCCTGTCGATGCTGGCCACCCCGCGCCCGCTGACCACGCGGGCCGAGTTCGCCGCCGACATCCGCCGCGAATGGTCGAACGCCCTGGAGGCGACCATCGCCGTCGGCCGCCGCCTGAACGAGGCCAAGGCGGCTCTGCCCCATGGCGAGTACGAGGCGATGGTGGCGACCGACCTTCCGTTCAGCACCTCCACCGCCCGCAAGCTGCGCGAGATCGCCGCCTTCGTTGACGAGGGGCAGGTGCCGCTGGACCGTCTGCCGGAAGCGATGAGCACGCTTTACGCCATCGCCACCCTGCCGGACGACACCCGCCAGCAGGCCCTGGACGCCGGCACGATCCACCCGACGGTGACAAGGGCGGAGGTGGAGGCGCTGAAGGTGCCGGCGGCAACGCTGGCGCCGGCCCGGCCGGTGGAGAAGGGGACCGCTCCGCCCCCGGCGCCGGCGCGCGAGTCACGCTTCGCGGCGGCCCTGTCGCTGCCGTGGACCACGGACCCGGCCGATCCAGGGGCCATCACCGTCGAGCTGGACGGCGTGCGCCGCTACCTGCTGGTGATGGTCGCGCCCGATCCGGCTACGGCGGACGTGGTGCGGCATGTGGTGGAGTTGCATAACGCGGGATTGAGCGGATAGGTGCGTTCCCGAACTTGGCTGGACGTATCTGGTCGTTGGTCGAGCATACATTGTGGTACGCGGTCCACATATGGCCTGTTGATACGGGGCATATATTTGGTCATTTCTTTTTGTGTTGAATGTAAATTCTCTTGGAGTTGCTGATTTTGACGTTTTATCTAATAGAACAACAAGGGGTGTAAAGTCGTCAAGCGCTTTATCAGCGTATTAAAAAGCTATAGAAATTCTGTGCGGTTCTCCGATAAGTCTGCCTGAATACGTTGAAATCCTCTGTGGCTTACTCACCATCCATGCTGAACGGCGTTGATAAAAAACAATTATGTGCGTGACCGTTTGCCCTTCTCTGGATTGTGCAGCTTCGGCACATGTGATGCGGGGTTGAAGAACATGAGAAAAAATTTTATTTTTGATTAGAGGCACCCGTATGCGCTGCCTTCAAGGTAGAAAATTATAATTTAACCAACTATCGAGCGAGGCGGAGATGAACCGGCAGGCTATATTAGGTTTGATAGCGTCAATTGCTGCCATCGTCGGAGCTTTTGCGACTATAATGGCTTCATTGAGCACAACAATGTCAAACAAACAAATTATAAATGGAGATAATAATACCAGCGTAGCAAACGTAAATGGAAATGTTACAATTGAAAAAGATAGCGAAGCCAAGAAATTTGCAGATAATATAAAGCATTTGTTAATCAATTTTCCGAGAAATAACGAAAAAGCGTGGGGAAATGATGATATATTTAGTTTTGCTGAGATGGATGGAAAAATAGTGAGCGTCTTTGATAAATTATTTGAACTAAATGGAAGCATTATCTACATAAGATTTTCTACATATGTGGGTGCTGGATTTGGGATTAATGATTTGCCTAAAGAGCAAAAAATAAAAGCTGGGGTGTTGTTCGACTTAGGGCAAATTGACGGGTTTGGCGGGGATATTTCTAATTATGTATATGGTTATCAAGTTAAGCTTGATAGCTACAGAGAGAAATGGGGTAAGGGCATAGAAGCAACGCTGTTATTTCCTAAAAGCGGGAACGCTTTCTTCGAAGTTCATTATATGAAAAGCATGAATTTTGAGGGCATGGCAAGGGTAAAAATATCCGGAATACAAGGAAGTCAATTTATAGAAATAATACCTGTAGTGCCAACAGACAGCATGATAGCAAAATATAATCAAATAAAAAGCAAAGTTGGGTCTCTGAAGAACAACGAATTTTAGTCATAATAATTATCAAAATTTTGCTTTGGTCATAAAAATGAGGGCGGTGTTCTTATTTTCTTGCTTCGTGTGATTACCGACTCATTCGGTGTGGGCGGTGCTTCATCTGTGAGCTAACGCTTGTACATCGTTTACAGGCTTCGGTAGATGGGCGACGCCTGCCTGTCGGTGCGGGCCCCCTGCGCCAGATGCCGCCTGCTTAGCCCCAGACCAAGCAGGCGGCGGATTGTCACTTGCGCACACCGCTATGCACGACAAACCGAACAGACGTGTTGTCGGCCTTGTAGACCGTCATGCGGGCGCCGCGGAACACGATGTCGGTGGGCCCTGTGGCTGAGACCGTATAGGTTAGATCCTGTTGGAATGCCGGCCTGGCCATCTGATCCACGAACTCTCGATACGTGATGTTCAGGGTGTTGCCCGAGATCCCGTTGTAGAGGAGTTCGTACTTGAACCCTTTTCCAGAGCTGTTGAGCTGCGTTAACTCGTAGCCGACTGGCGGCATCGGCTTGTCGCCCCAGTTGTCAGCGAGTGCCGGTATAACCGCCTCGAGGCGTTTGTCGTTGTCGCGGTCGAAGAAGCAGGCGTGGAAGACCGGATTGCCGAAGATATTGTAGATGATTGGTGTCGTCGAGCAGTAGCTCAACTGTTTGTCGATCCGTGACTCGACGAGCGTATAGCCGGCCGGGGCTTTGATCGTCATGGCTTGGTAGCCAGTGTTCAGATCGTCGAGAAGGACAGCGCCGTTCACAGCCCGATAGTCAAATTGCCCAAACATTACGTCGCCGACGCTTACGGCCGTCTCTTTCCCGAACTCAGTCGTCTGGCCGACGTTATGGCGCGCCGGGGCAACTTCAATCGTCGTGCAGCCAGTGGCTAATAAAGCTATGGAAAAAACTACAGCCGCTCTAAGCATGAATTTTTCCCTTTGCATACTTGTCTCGCGGGGCGCGTTAACGTTGAGCATCCGGCCTGATATGCGCCGAAAGAGCTTGGGCGCTGTTACCATTTTCCGGATTTCTGTTCAATGGTCATTCAACCGGGGGCGGCCTGGAGCCGAAGTGGCGCTCTGAATGGGCCGCGGCGCCGTCAGGCCTGCACCACCGGCACTTCGTCCAGCCGCGTGGTATAGCTGGGCGAACGTTGGTCCTGACGCATGTGCCAAGAGCGGCCGATGGTGGCCGCTGGCACCAGGGTGTTCCGTCCCATCCTGGTGTTGACCGCATCGAGCGCGGCCATCAACTTCGCGCCGCGTTGCCGATCGGCGACCTGCAGCAGGTCGGGCTGCACCTTTCCCTCCGGGATAAGGCCAGTCAGGATTACGCCAGCCTTGCTCATGTCGTAGCCGTCACGCCAGATCCGGCGAGCGCCGGCGGTTGCCGCAGCAATCAGCTGGAAGGTGTCACTGCTCGCCGGCTGTACCTCCACCGTCACCGCATTGCTGTAGCTTGGACCGGGGCGGAATGGCGAGGTGTGGCAGAATACCTGGACGGCTTCGGTCGCGAGCTTTTCCCCACGAAGCTTCTCCGCCGCCCTGGTGGCGTAGGTCGCCACTGCCTCGCGCATCTCATCCCACACCGTCACCGGCTGGCCGAACGAGCGCGTCACCGCGATGGTCCTACGCGGGCTGGGCGCCAGATCGAGCGGCATGCAGGTGATGCCGCGCAGCTCGTAGACGAGCCTTTCGCCGGTCACCGTCAGCACTTGGCGGGCGAGCCGCGGATCGAGGTCGCGCAAGTCGGCTGCGGTATGCACGGACAGCCGCTCCAGCTTCTCGGCCGATCGCCGGCCGATGCCCCACACTTCGGCGATTGGCACCCGCGCGAGGATCGCTTCCCGATCGTCCGGGTTGGTCAGGTCGCAGACGCCGCTATCATCTCGCAAGGCTTTCTTGGCTGCGAAGTTCGCCAGCTTCGCCAGCGTCTTGGACGGGGCGATCCCGACACAGGTGGGAATGCCGGTCCAGCGCCGCACTGTCCGGCGGATATCGGCGGCATAGGCGGGCAGGGAGCCCGTCATTCCGGTCAGATCAAGGAACGACTCGTCGATCGAATAGATCTCCAGAGCCGGAGCAAAGCCCCGCAGGCAATCGGTCACGCGGGCGCTGAGATCCCCGTAAAGGGCATAGTTGCTGGACAGGACCCGGACATTGTGGCGACGGACGAGGTCGCGCACCTCGAACAGGGGCTGGCCCATGGTGACGCCCAGCGCCTTCAACTCGGCCGACCGGGCGACGAAGCAGCCGTCGTTGTTCGACAGCACGCCGACCGGCACCCCCTCCAGCCGCGGGTTGAAGACCCGTTCGCAGCTCACATAGAAATTGTTGCAGTCCACCAGGGCGAAGGTGCTGGCCATCGTCAGCCCCGATGGATCCGGATGGTCGCGCTGACGACACCCCAGACTTCGAAGTCGCGGCGATCGGTGACGTCGATGACCTGATACGCCCGATCGTCCGTTTCCGGTGTGAGGTAATAGCGACCACGGCGGACCAACAGGCGCTTGCACACCAGCTCGCCATCCAGCACGGCAACCACCACGTCGTCATGCCGCGCCGTCAGGCTTCGGTCGACGATCGCCAAATCGCCATCGTGGATGCCGGCGCGAGTCATGCTGTGGCCCGAGATGCGCAAGGTGAAGGTGGCGCTGGGGTGCGGCACCAGCACCTCCGCAAGGTCGATGCGGCCTTCGACATAATCTGCTGCCGGGCTGGGGAAACCTGCCGAGATCACGGCATCGTATGAGGCAATTGGACATGAGCGCATCAAAACCAATTGCGGCTCGCACATGGCTTCCTCCTTGCTGCTGACACTGGCCGTCAGGATGGCGCGGCATGAGAACTTTTCAAGAACATTGATGGGTTGACAGCCGTTCCGCGCGACCCGCTTGGGGAAAAGCAACAAAAAACCCCGTCAGGGAAATTTGTCGCAAGGAATTGGTAATCCTTTTGGGCAAACAATCCTAACGACCCTGGCGGGTGTGTGCCGCCGGATGGCCGCCGGAGGTTGCCCCATGCCCGCCAATTCCAAGCTGATGCCTGCGTTTCTCGCCTATGAGGCTCTTGGTGAAGGCGAGTCCGACCTGATGGACGCGTTGCGTGGACAGTTGGAGGAAGTTCTGGCCAAGGGCACCATCCTGACCCCTGCCGACCTCTTCGCCAAAGCGCGTTACCTCCAGCATACCGCCCGGATCGATCCGGGCCTCATCAGCATGGAAGCTGTCGACACCCTGGTGGTGGGCATCGCCCTGCTGTGTGGCAATGCGTTGAGCCAGCCGGCCGTCATGCCAGCTGCGGCCTGATCGGGGGCGACCGTGGCCTTAGCCATCGCCCAGCCTGCGAATGACCGTCGCCGGCCAGTGGACCTGGAGGAACTGGTGGTGTGGGCCTGCCGTGACCAGCAAGCGCTGCGTGATGGCTGTGCGCTTCACATAGTCGAAGCTGCGGCGCAGTTCGGGATCCGAAACCAGCGCCGGCACCTGACCGGGAGCGACTATCCCGGTGCATGGGGAGTCGACAGCTGCGCCCGCTTGGCCGCGATCGGCGCCATTGGCACCAGGTTGGACGGTGGTGGCCCGACGCGCGGCCTTGCTCCCCGGATCGCCGCCGATGCCGAAGCCGTGGCGGCCGCCATCGAGGCGCTGCCGCCCGGCCAACGACGGTTGGTGCGAACCCACGGAGCGGCAGGCACTCGGCCGGATTGGTTGAGCCTGCAACAGCCGTTGGTCGCCTGCCAGCGGCCTTCAGACCGGCCGGGCCGCTATCGCCACCTGGTGGAGGAGGAGTGGCAGCCAACGCCGCTCCGGTCCGAATTGGCCGCGCGCTACCTGGCGCGGGGACAGTCGCTCTTCGACGCCAACGGCCGGCGCCGGATCGTTGAGGACGAGCGGGGGTTCAGTTTCCGCACCGTCGATGATGGGAAGCGGGAGTTGCTGGTGCGCTGGTGCCCATTGGAGCCGGAGCACAGCGACGCCGAGATCATCGAAGCCAACTGCGACTATGCCGAGTGGCATGACGGCCTGGCCGCGTTGCTGAAGTCGATGCGAGCCCGGCATCTGCTCGATCATCGCGTGACGGGCTTCGCCGCTCCTGCGCGTCCTTGGGAACTTATTCCTTGCAAAAAGGTCATTCCCTTGACAGAGTGAGCGGGACGAATTGCGTTCACAGGAAGGCCCGCCCGGCAGCTGCCGCGGCGGGCCTTCTGCTGTCTGGGGGCTGGCCATGCGAACCGAATGGGACGGCGTGCTGTGCCTTCAGCTCGGCCTGGTCGATCGGCAGTTCGATGCCCGCATCGTCTATCAGGCCGGCCCCTTCCGGGCCGACATCCGCGCTATCGAGATCCGGACCGCACAGGGCTGGCTCCCGGTGCCTTGGCTGCTGGACCTGGTGGAGGATAGCGCGCCTCTCTTCGACATGCTGCGGGACCACGCCGCCGGCCGAACGGCCGACGCGCGCAGGATCGCACGCGGCGCCTGAGACAGGACACCCGCCATGGCCGTCCCCGCCCTGCCGGGCAGCCCGGACGGACAGGATGTCGCCGACGCCCGGCAAGCTCCGGCGCTGCGGCTGGACCGCATCCAGGAGCACCTCCTGGACGCCTTCTATGCCGGGCGCTCTGCCAACACGGTCCGGGCATACCGCCGGGACCATGAGGATTTCCGAGCCTTCGTGGCCCGGCAGGACGGGCTCGCCGCCTTCGCCGCCACCGCCGAACAGGCGGTGCGGATGCTGCTGGCGATCGAGCACGGGCAGGCCAACGCTTTGGCGTTGGGCTACCGCACCGACATGGTGCGGCGGCAACTCCAGCCCGCCACCGTCAACCGCCGGCTGGCGGCGTTGCGGTCGGTGGTCAAGCTGGGCAACACGCTGGGTCTGGTCAACTGGACGCTGGACGCTGAGAACATCGACTCCGTGACCTACCGCGACACGCGGGGGCCGGGGCGGGACGGCGTGCGGGCCATGGTGGCGCAGGCTAAGGAGCGCACCGACGCCAAGGGCCTGCGCGACACCGCCATTGTCAGGCTGCTGCACGACGTGGCCCTGCGCCGCGGCGAGGTGGTGTCGCTGGATCTGGAGCATTACGAGAGCCGGCGCGGCACCATCGCGGTGCTGGGCAAGGGGCGGACCCAGCGCGAGCGGATCACCCTGCCGGCCGCCACCAGGACGGCGCTCGATGCGTGGATCGCTGTCCGCGGCAAGGCCGCTGGACCGCTGTTCCACCGCCTCGATGTCGCCGGCCGAGGCACAGGGCGCCTGACCGGCGCCGCCGTCTACCAGATCGTTCGTGAGCTGGGGGCCGGGGTGGGCATCGCCACCCGGCCGCACGGGCTGCGGCACTCGGCCATCACCGCGGCGCTGGACGCCAGCAACGGCAACATCCGTGCGGTGCAGCGCTTCAGCCGGCACCGCACCGTCCAGACCTTGCAGATCTACGACGACAACCGCGCCGATCTGGCTGGCCAGATGGCGGCGCTCATTGCGGAGGATTGACATGGGCGAGACCCTCACCGCTCCGGTGCGCAGGGTGCGCACCCTGGACCAGGCCACGGCTGTTGTCGGCCGGATCGGCGCTGCGCAGGTGCAGCTGAGCCGCCTGAAAGGCTCGCTGGACGTGGCGATCGCACAGGCCAACCTCGCCTATGAGACTGCGGCGGCGCCGTTGCGCACGGCGATCGCCGCCGACACGGAGCTGCTGCGCGGCTACTTCGACGCCAACCGGGCCAGCTTGCTGACTGGTGGCAAGAAGTCGGTGGCGCTGCCCACCGGCATGATTGGCGTGAAGAAGACGACGGCCAAGGTGGTGGTGGCCGATGTCGACGCGCTGCTGAAGCGGCTGGAGGACGACCGCAAGCTGCGGCGCTTCATCCGCACCAAGTGCGAGGTCGATCGGGCCGCACTGCTGGCCGAGCCGAAGGTGGCGGTGACCATCGAAGGCGTGTCCATCGAGGGGGGTGAGGACGCCTTCTTCGTCAAGCCGCTGGCGGTCGGGACGCCCTGAAACCGAGCTTGCGAAAATGAGCATTATCGCAAGCTGCCCCCTGAAAACCGGCTGAAATCCAAGGGTTTCGCAATGACTTCCCATTCCGTGACGATCGGCGCCGCGACGCTGATGTTGGGCGACTGCATCGAGCGGATGCGGGAGCTTCCCGACAGTTCGGTCAGTCTGGTGCTGACCGATGTTCCCTATTCCAGCGGCGCCACCCGCGAGGCCGGACGCACGGCCTACGGCAAGACCATGACGCGGTCGACCAAGGGCGGCGGTGACCGGTGGTTCGGCTCCGACAGCCTGAGCACGCGCGGCTTTCTCCACCTGCTGCGCAGCTGCGCCATGGAGTGGCAGCGGGTGTTGAAGCCCGGCGGCCATGTACTGGCCTTCATCGACTGGCGCATGGGCGATCATCTGGCCGACGCCATCGATGGGGGCGAGGCCGCGCTGTTCCTGTCCGGCCATGCCGCCGACGCCATGGAAAGCGCCGACCTGAAGCGGGTGGGGCTGCTGGTGTGGGACAAGACCTATTTCGGCATGGGGACGCACTTCCGTCACCAGCATGAGCTGATCCACCACTTCACCAAGGGCAAGGGCAGCGAGCCGCTGCGCCGCAACGTCGCCAACGTGCTGCGTCACGCGCCGGTGCGGTTCGGCGCCCACCCGACGGAGAAGCCGGTGGGGCTGCTGGCCGAACTGATCGGCACCGTCTGCCCGCTGGGCGAGACGGTGCTCGACCCGTTCTTCGGCAGCGCGTCGGCCGGCCATGCCGCGCTGACCACCGGCCGGCGCTTCATCGGCATCGAGCGCGATCAGCGCTATTTCGAGGCCGGATGGCAGCGGCTGGCCAACCTCACCGAGGAGCTGGCAGCATGACCATGCAGCTGGAGGACGTGATGCACGGACTCACCACCCGAACCGCCACCGACGGCGTCATTGTCACGATCGGCGGCACCATGGGCTGGTGGCTCGATGCCCTGCACGGGCCGGCGCAGGAGCTGGCCTTCTGGGGCACGGTGACGCTGGTGGTCGGGCGGCTGGTGCTGCTGGCGCTCGACGTCCGCGACCGCCTCCGCCGCCCGTCCAAACTGTTCACGCGTGAACACTTTGACGACGCCCCCAAGCCGTGAACGGCCGGCCGCCCGCGGGTCCTTCCGGCCCCGGAGGGAATACGGGTGGCGAAGTCGCGGTGAACGGCCGGGTCCGAGGGAAATCGAAGGGGGGTTCCGGTTCCGGTTCGAAGGGACGCCATGGCAACGCAAGAAGAAGTCGCGGCGTATCTCGACCTGACCGACCGCAGCGTGCGGGAGCTCCGCGACAAGGGGGTGTTCCAGGACAACGGGCGCGGTGGCCTGGACCTGGACGACTGCCGCATCGCCTACATCCAGCACCTGCGCGAGCGGGCCGCCGGACGCAACGCAGACCAGGACGACACGCTGAAGCGCGAGCGCGCCTTGTTGGTGCGGGAACAGCGCGAGCGCATCGCCATCAAGAACGCGGTCGACCGTCGCGAGCTGGCGCCGGTGGCCGACATGAGCGCCGCGGTGGTCTCCATGATCGAGATCGTGAAGGCCAAGCTGCGCCGCCTGCCGGCCAAGGTTGCCAAGTCGGATAGCCGGCTGAAGGTCCGGATTTCCGACGCGCTGGAGGAGGCGCTGGACGAGTTGAGCCTGGAGCGGGTGGAAGAGCAGCTCGCCGACGGCGGCGGTGCGGACGAGGCCGACGGTGAGTGACGTGGCCGTTGCCCGCGGCGCCAACCTGGTGGCGCAGATGCGGGCCTGGTTCGCGGCCTGGAAACCGCGCCGGGCGATGTCGCTGTCGGATTGGGCGCGCGAGCATGCCCGGCTGGAGGATGGCAGCCGCTACACGCCGTTCCCCTTCCAGGTCGGCATCATGGATGCCTTCACCGATCCGGCGGTGCGCCAGATCACGGTGCGGAAATCCAGCCGCATCGGCTACAGCCAGATCGTCAAGAATTACATCGGCTATTGCGCCGACCAGAACCCCAGCCGGGTGCTGGTCTACCAGCCGACGATCGACGATGCCGAGGACTTCGCCAAGGACGACGTCGCCAAGCTGCTGCTGTGGCCGGCGGTGCGGCGGCTGTTCTCCGGCAGGAAGCGGGACGCCAGCAACACGATCCGGTCCAAGCGCTTCCCCGGCGGCTGGATCAAGATCAAGGGCGCCAACAGCCCGAAGGAGTTCCGCCGCATCACCGCGGACAAGGTGCTGCTGGAGGAGCCCGACGGCTACCCGCCGACGGCCGGCATGGAAGGCGACCAGGCGGAGCTTGCCTTCAAGCGCTGCCTGACCAGCGACGAGCCGCTGAAGGCCGCCGGGTCCACCCCGACGGTCAAGGGCGCCAGCAAGATCGACGCCCTGTTCGAGCAGGGGACGCAGGAATACCGCTACGTCCCCTGTCCGCATTGCGGCGAGATGCAGTTCCTGGTGTTCGGCGACGGCACCGGGCCGGGCATCCGGTGGGAGCCGAAGGAGGCGCCGGAGCGCGCCTGGTACGTCTGCACCAACGGCTGTGCGATCGGGGAGGAGCACAAGGCCGAGATGGATGAATGCGGTGAGTGGCGCGCCCACGCCCCGCAGAACTATCCGCATCGGTCCTTCCACATCTGGTCCGGTTACAGCCAGTTCGAACAAGCGTCCTGGCTGGAGCTGGCCAAGGAGTTCGTCCGGGTCCGGAAGGACCCGAACAAGCTGCGCGTCTTCGTCAACCAGGTGCTGGGCGAAACCTATGCCGTGAAGGGGGAGGCCCCGGAGTGGCGCCGCCTTTACGAGCGCCGGGAGGAGTTCCGGGGAGTTCCGGCCGGCGGCCTGATCCTCACCGGCGGCCTCGATGTCCAGAAGAACCGCGTCGAGCTTTTCGTCTGGGCCTGGGGCGCCGACGGGCAGAGCTGGCTGGTGGATCACATCGTCCTGCCGGGCAACCCCTACGAGGCCGCCGTCTGGCGCGCGGCATCGGAGGCGATCCAGGGGATTTGGCAGCACGAGTCCGGTGTGGAGCTGCGCCTGACCAAGGTCGGGGCGGACACCGGCTTCGCCACCACGCAGGTGGAGGCCTGGGCGCGCAAGCACCCCGGCCTGGTGATCCCGATCAAGGGCGCCACCTCGCTGGGCGCTCCGGCCTTCGCCTGGTCCAGCGTGCGGGAGTCCAACCCGAACGGAAAGCGGCGCAAGCGCGGCCTGCGGCTCGGCATGGTGGGCGGCCACACGCTGACCCTGGAGCTTTACGGCCGGCTGAGTCTCGACCCGCCGACGGATGAGGACATGGCCGGCGGCGCCGGCTACTCCGCCGGCTATGTCCACCTGTCCAGGCAGGCCTCGGAAGAGGTGTGCAAGCAGATGGTGGGCGACCAGTGGGTGGAGGAATCCGGGCAGTGGAAGCAGGTCCACGCCACGGAGGCCCTGGACGGCTGGAAATACGCCCGCGCGATGATGATCGCGTTGGGCGCCGAACGCTGGACTGCCGCCCGGTGGGCGCAGCTGGCCGCCCCTCTGACCATCGCCGCCCCGCCGGCACCGGAACCCAACAGCCCGGCGCCGCCGGCTGAAGACGCATCGCAACCCCGCCAGCCCGATCCGGTGCCGGCGCCGGCCGCTCCCGCACGGGGGCGCCGGCCCGGCTTCATCGGCCGTGGCCGCGGCTTTCTGAGGTGACCCAATGGCCTTCACGCAGACCCAGCTGGACGCGCTGAGCGCGGCGATCGCGTCCGGCACGCTGCGCGTCACCTATGACGGCAACACCGTGGAATATCGGTCGATGGCCGAGCTGGTGCGGGCACGCACGCTGGTGATGAACGGGCTGAACACACAGGCCGGCGGTGCGCCCACCGGGCGCCGCTTCGCCTCCTACCGCTCGGGGCTGAGATGAAGACGCCGTCCCTGAACTGGCTGGACCGCGCCATCAGCTTCGTCAGCCCGACGGCCGGTTTCCGCCGCGCCCGTGCCCGGCTGCTGGAGCAGGTGGTGGCCGGTCCGCGCAACGCCTTCGAGGGTGCCAGCCGCGGCCGGCGCACCGAAGGCTGGCGCACGCCGGGCAGCTCGGCCAATGCCGAGACCCGCGACCAGCTCTATCCGCTGCGGAACCGCTGCCGCGACCTGGTGCGCAACAATGCCTATGCCGCCCGCGCGGTGTCGGTGATCGCCACCAACACGGTGGGCGCCGGCATCATCCCGCGCATCGAGGGCGGCAGCGAGGCCAAGCGCAAGCGGGCGGCCAAACTGGTGACGGATTGGCTCGACACCACGCTGTGCGACGCCGACGGCCGGAACACCTTCTATGGCCTTGAAGCCCTGGCCATGCGCACGGTGGCGGAGGCGGGCGAAGTCCTGATCCGCCGTCGCTGGCGCCGTCCCATCGACGGGCTGCCGATCCCGATGCAGCTCCAGGTCCTCGAGCCCGATTTCCTGGACAGCAGCAAGGACGGACCGCTGGGGAACGGCAACACCTGCTATCAGGGGGTGGAGCTGGACGCGCTTGGCCGGCGCGTCGCCTACTGGCTGTTCGATGACCATCCGGGCGACCTGACCCGCATGCGCTCGCTGACCTCCCGCCGGGTGTCGGCGGCCGAGGTGATCCACGTCTTCCGGCAGGACCGGCCGGGACAGGTGCGGGGCATCCCATGGGGGGCGCCGGTCATCATCCGCATGCGCGATTTCGCCGACTATGAGGACGCGCAGATCCTCCGGCAGAAGATCGCCGCCTGCTTTGCCGTCTTCGTCCATGACGATGAAGGGGGCGACACCGGCCCGGTGGGCGCGGCAGCTCCTCCGCTGGAGGAAATCGGCCCCGGCATCGTCGAGCACCTGCCGCCGGGCCGCGATGTCCGCTTCGCCACGCCGCCGGGGGTGGACGGCTACGCCGATTTCAGCCGCTTCACGCTGGCTGCGGTGGCGGTGGGCTACGGCATCACCTATGAGGCGCTGACCGGCGACCTTGGGAACGTCAATTTCTCCTCCGGCCGCATGGGCTGGCTGGAGATGGCCCGCAACATCGAGGCATGGCAGTGGAACATGCTGATCCCGCAGATGTGCGGCGGCGTGTGGGCCTGGATGATGGAGGCCGCCGCCATTGCCGGGCTAGGACTGGAGGGCATCGTCGCCTCCTGGACGCCGCCGCGGCGCGAGATGATCGACCCGGTGAAGGAAACCGAAGCGGCGCGCGATGGGGTACGAGCCGGCATCTGCACCCAGTCCGAGCTGATCCGCCGGCAGGGCTACGACCCCGAGACGGTCTTCCAGGAACGCGCGGCCGAGCTGAAGCGCATGCGTGAGCTGGGGATCACCTTCGACACCGACCCGGCGGTGAAGCCGGGCGCCAAACAGCAGCCGGCCGATGCCGGCAGCGCCCCCGCCACCGCCTGAAAAGAGGCTTTCCATGAGCGACCGCAAGCCGCGGAACGCCGTCAGCGCTGACGGCGAAGTGATGATCTATGGCGTCGTCGGTGACGAATGGGACGGCTTGGACGCCAAGTCCGTCATCAACGGCATCAAGGCGCTGGGCAAAGTGGACACGATCACCCTGCGCATCAACAGCGGTGGCGGCTACGTCTACGAGGGCCTCGCCATCTTCAACTATCTTCAGGCCCATGCCGCCCGGAAGGTGGTCCATATCGACGGCATCGCCGCCTCGATGGCGTCGGTCATCGCCATGATCGGCGACGAAATCCACATCCCGGCCAATGCGCTGATGATGATCCACAACCCGTGGAACCTCGCGATCGGCGACGCCTCCGCCATGCGCAAGGAGGCCGACAACCTGGACCGGGTGAAAGCCTCCATCATCGCGATCTATGCCGCCCGCACCGGCAAGAGCGAGGCCGAGCTGTCGCAGCTGATGGACGCGGAAACCTGGATGCGGGGGCAGGAGGCCGTCGACGCCGGCTTCGCCACCGCCGTGGGCACGTCGGTGGATGCCGCCGCCCTGCTGCGGACCGACCTGTCTTTGATGAATTTCACCAATCTGCCCGACGCGCTGCGCCGGGAGACCAAGCCCAACCCGGCCGCGGTGGCCGGGTTGGTCCGCGCGGCTTTGACCGCCGAGCACATCGAGGAGAGCACCATGGCCGATACGGTCAATGACTCGGCGCAGAACGCTGGCGCCGATGAAGCGAAGATCCGCGCCGAGGCGCAGGCGGCCGAGCGTACCCGCGCTTCGGGCATCCGCGCCGCCGTGCGCGCCGCCAAGCTGCCGGAAACCCTGGCCGACGAGCTGGTGGACGCCGGCACGCCGCTGGACAAGGCGCGCGAGACCATCATCAACAAGCTGGCCGAGGCCGACGAAAGCGGACCGCAGACCCGCAACCAGGTGCGCATCACCGGCGACGCGGTGGACCGCTTCCGCACCGGCGCACAGGCCGCGCTGCTGGGCAAGGCCGGTCTGGCCAAGGACGATGCCGGCAACGAGCTGCGCGGGCTGAGCCTGCGCGAGATGGCCCGCGAGTCCCTGGAAATCCAGAACGTCGCGACCCGTGCCATGCGGCCGATGGACATGGTCAAGGCGGCCATGACCCACAGCTCCGGCGACTTCGTCTTCATCCTCGCCAACGTCGCCGAAAAGTCGATGATGCGCGGCTATGAGGAGGCGAACGAGACCTTCCAGCAGTGGACCTCCACCGGCCAGCTGTCGGACTTCAAGCCCACCAGTCGCATCGACCTGAACAGCTTCCCCTCGCTGGGCAAGGTCGATGAAGGGGCGGAGTACCAGTACGCCACCATCGGCGAGCGCGGCGAGACGGTGCAGCTGGCCACCTATGGCAACCTGTTTTCGATCACCCGGCAGGCGATCATCAACGACGACATGTCGGTGTTCACCCGCATCCCTCAGCGCATGGGCCGGGCCGCCATCCGCACGGTGGGCAACCTGGTCTATGCCACGCTGACCGCCAACCCGACCATGTCGGACTCCGTGGCGCTGTTCCATGCGACCCATGCGAACCTCGGCACCGCCGCGGCGCCGACGGTGGCCAGCCTCGATGCCGGCCGGGTGGCGATGGCGACGCAGAAGGACCGCTCCAAGAACGCGGTCGCGCTGAACCTGCGTCCCCGCTTCATGCTGGTGCCGGTGGCGCTGGAGGGCACCTCCAAGGTGCTGATGGCCAGCGAGTTCGACCCGTCCAAGACGCAGCGCGTGCCCAACAGCGTGGCCGGGCTGGCCGAGGTGGTGTCCGACGCCCGCTTGGACGCGGCCAGCACCACCGCCTGGTATCTGGCTGCCGACCCGAACGCCACCGACACGGTGGAAGTCTCCTATCTGGACGGCGTTTCCACCCCCTGGCTGGAGCAGCAGGAGGGATGGAAGGTCGATGGCGTCGAGTTCAAGGTCCGGCTGGACGCCGCCGTGAAGGCCCTGGCCTGGGAAGGCCTCTTCAAGAACCCTGGCGCCTAAACGCCATCCACACCACCGTTGCAGCGATCGGGGCGGCCAGAGTGCCGCCCCGCTGCGTTTCGCGAGGACATCCCGATGAAGAACTATGTCCAGGACGGCCACACGCTGTCCCTGAACGCCCCCTACGATGTCGCCTCCGGCGGCGGCCTGCTGGTGGGCGCCCTGTTCGCGGTGGCCGTCAGCGCCGCCACCAGCGGCAACGCAGTGCAGGGTGCCACCTGCGGCGTGTACACCCTGCCCAAGACCAACGCGCAGGCCTGGACGCTGGGCGCGAAAGTCTATTGGGACGACACCAACAAGGTGGCCACCACCACGGCCAGCGGCAACACGCTGATCGGCTGCGCCGTGGCCGCCGCTGCCAACCCGTCCACCACCGGCACCGTCCGCCTGAACGGCACGGTGTGACCATGAGCGCCTTCGCCGCCATGCTCGACACGCTGTTCGCCGACCCGAACATGGCGGTGGACGCGCTCTATACCCCGCCCGATGGCAGCCCGGCGGTGCCGTGCCGGGCGCAGCTCCGACAGCCGGATCTCGACTGGCGGGGCGGAGATGCCAGCGTCGGCACGCCATCGCGCGTCGCCGAGGTGCGCGTGTCGGAAATTCCGCTGGTGGAGGAGGAGGGCGCGCTCACCGTCGGTGGGCAGGCCTATACGATCCAGAAGGCCAGCCGGCCGGACCGCGCCCGGCTTATCTGGCGGCTGGAGCTGCGGTGATGCCGGTGTCGGTCCGCGAACAGATCCTCACCGCCTTTCAGGGCCTGCTGGGCACGGTGGTGGCGGAAAACGTCACCGGCACGCTGACCGTCTACCGCGGCCGGCGCAAGGCGGTGCCGGAGGAGAAGCTGCCGGCGCTGGTCATGCGCGGCAGTCCGGTGTCTTCCGACCAGGAATCGGCTGCGGTGACCCGCAATTTCGAGCGCGTCGCCGTGACCGCTCTGGCGAAGGACGCCACCGATGCCGGCCTGGACCGGACACTGGTGGACCTGTGGGCGGCGCTTCAGCGTGCGATCGAGGCCGACCCGACCTTGGGCGGCATCGCGGTGGACACGACCATCACCGAGGCCGACCAGGGCGCCGCCGACGACGAAGGCGTGGGCGGGCTGGGCGATGTCTTCATCGCCGTCACCGTCGAGTATTGGACCCGGCCCGGCGACCCCTACGCCCTGGCTCCCTGACCCTTTCACCCATTCGGAGAGCATCCATGAACATCCCGGCCCATCGGGCGGCGGCGGTGGAGCCGACGCCTGCCCACAGCTTCGAGCTTCGCGACGGCGAACTCGTCAACCTGACCGAGGAAGACGCCAAGGCGGCCGACGCTGTCCCCGCTTCCTCCGTCGCCACCGTCACCAAGGGCCGCCGGCCCGCCAGCGAGGCGCCGATCGTCACCGCGCCCATGGCCGAGTAAGGAGCACCCGCCATGGCCCTGCGCACCCGCAACAATGCCCTGCTGGCGAAGATCGAAACCACTGAAGGCACGGACGCCGGTCCGGTGCCGGGCACCGATGCGGTGCTGGTGGAGAACCCGCAAATCAGCTTCAACCCCAACACCGTCCAGACCAACGAGTCGACCGGCAGCCTGGATGGCCGCGGTCCGATCACCGGCGGCATGACGGTGCAGCTGACCTTCGATGTCCTGCTGAAAGGCTCGGGCACCCCCGGCACCCCGCCGGAGTGGGGCGATTTGATGAGGGCGGCGGGCTGGGCGGAAGTCATCACCGCTGCCGCTGTCCCGGCCGTGCCGGAGGCCGCCACCGCCGGCACCACCAGCAGCCTGACGCTGGGCAGCGGTGCCAGCGGCACGGCGCAGGCCTATCGTGGCATGCCGCTGCTGCTGACCGGCAACCCGGCGGCTGGCGCCACCAGCTTCGTTGCCGACTACACCGCCGGCAAGCTGGCTACCCTGGCCGACCTGTTCGGCACGGCGCTGTCGACCGGCACCAGCTACCAGGTGCCGGTGAATGTGCTGTATCGGCCCGCCTCCACCAACATCCCGTCGCTGACCTTCTATTTCTACCAGGACGGCGTGCTTTACAAAGTCGTGGGCGCCCGCGGCAACGCCACCCTGAAGCTCCAGAGCGGCAACATCGGCCGCATCAGCTTCACCTTCACCGGCATGTTCGTCAGCAAGACCGACGCCAGCGTTCCAACCGGGCTGGTCTATGACGCCACCCGGCCGCCGGTGTGGAAGGGCGGCAAGGCGCTGGTGAACCGGGTGGCATCGGCCATGGCGGCGATGTCGATCGAGTTCGGCAACCAGATGACCAATCCGGACAACCCGAACGCGGCCGAGGGTTTCGACCCGTCCATCATCACCGCCCGCAACATGACCGGCAGCTGCGACCCGCTGGAGACGCTGATCGCCACGCGCGACAGCATGGCGGCGCTGCGCGCCGGCACCCAGCAGATCATCCATGCCAGCTATGGCACGGCGGCAGGCAACCGGATCGGCCTGACCGTTCCGGCGGCTTTCTACACCAACCTCCAGCCGGGCGACCGTAACGGGCTGCTGACGAACACGCACCAGTTCGCCTGCACCGGACAGGATGCCGGCGCCTTCCTCTGCCTCTTCTGACCCCGCGACCCCGGCCGGCACCGGGCAACCAGTCGGCTCCGGCCGGCGGGGCGCCGTCGTGCGCCAGCGGGCGGAGATGTCGGCTCCGCCCGCACCCCACCCCTCACCGACAGAGGACACCCCCATGCTTCCCGTCTCGACCAAGGACGTGGTCCATTTCATCCCGCGCCTCGACCAGATTGCGACGCTGACCGCTCTGCGCGCCAAGGCCGAAACTCCCGACCTGGAGGAGGGCTTCACCCGGCTGATCGACGCCGTGCAGGCCGAGATCGACTCTGCGCCGCAGCCGGTCTACCTGCTGGCCGTGCCCAGCCATTTCCAGCGCGCCGCCTTCCGCCGCGACCTGCGCGCGGCCGGCGCCAACTACCCCGGCGATGCCGAGCTGTACAGGGCACTGCGCGAGGATCTGCGCGAGGTGAACCCCTACAACCTCGACACCCTGCTGGAGCTGATCGACGAGGTAGAGGCCTCTGCCCAAGGCGACGTCGACCCTGACGCGCTGGACGGGCTGGAGACCATCACGCGCCTGGCACGCGCTGCCGGCGGGCGGTACGCCGCCATGGAAGGCGATCGGGAGTTCTGGCTGTCGGTGGCGCCGATCGTCGCCTGCCGCCACTTCCTGCGCGGCTGGGAAGGCGTGAAGGCTGCCGATGGCACGGATGCCCCCTTCGTCCGGCGCCGCGACCTCACCACCGATGAGACGCTGGCGCATCTGGAGGAGGCCGAGCTGCGCGCCGTCGGCTTCAAGATCATGAGCCTGATGCGCCCGTCCAAGGACATGGAAAAAAACTCCGCATCGCCGTCGCGGTCAGCCTCCAGCCGGAAGCTTTCCCCGACGGCGAAGAAGCAGCGCCTGACGGCTCCGCGTGGCTCCTCTTCGGAGAGCGCTTCGACCGAAACCCCCGCCTCGACCTGACCGAGGATCACTTCGACATGGTGCAGCTCTGGCGGGCCTACCGGCCGCAGCCGGGGCGGATCGGCGGCATGGCCGCCGGTGTGGTGCCGGTGGTTGGCCATCTGCCGGATGCCGGCGGCACCGGCGACCAGGCCGCCATCATGATGGACGCCTTCGCCATCATGAGCGACGCCGAGGCCGAGCTGCTGGCGGGAGAGCCATCATGATGATCCTTGGCCGGATCACCGGGGACCTGAAGGAGCTGGTGAACACCAGCTTCGACGAAATCGGCGATGCCGCCCGTGCGGCAGTGCGTTCGGCTTCCGAAGGCCTTCAGGCCGAGCTGCGCCGGCAGACCCGCGCCGCCGGGCTCGGCACCGGCCTGGAGAAGGCGTGGCGGCTGGAGCTGTATCCCAAGGTCAGCCGTCGGCGCACCCTGCGCCCGGCCGGCCTGGTCTACAGCAAGGCCACCCGGCTGCATGAGGCCTTCGACAGCGGCGAAACCATCACCGCCCGCGGCGCCAAATGGCTGGCCATCCCGCTGCCGGCCGCCAAGGCCGCCGGTTTCGACAAGCAGCCGCAGCGGCCGGATTCCCGGCGGGCCAGTGCGGTGCCGGCCAAATGGTCCAACGTCAAGGCGGCGGAGGCGAAGTTCGGTCCGCTCCGCTTCCAGCCGATCGGCAACGGCGCCCGCGCGCTGCTGGTGGCCGACGGCAAGGCCCGCGGCGACACGCTGGCGCGCGGCGGCGCCGGCCGGGCCACCTCCATCCCGCTCTTCCTGCTGGCCAAGAAGGTCCGCGGCCGCAAGCTGCTGGACATCGACGCCGCCACCAAGGCGGCCGAGGCGCAGCTGGCCACCAACCTCTCCAACATTCTCGGGCGGTAACAGCCATGGCGCAGAAGAAGGTCAGCGTCCGCCTGTCGGTGGAGGCGGACAACGTCGATGCGATCCGCAGGAAGCTGGAGGAGCTGGGCGTCTCCATCAAGTCGGTGGGGAACGACAACAGCCCCGACCGCCTGCGCCGGCAGTTCGAGGCATTGGAGGGCCGGCTGGACACCACGTCGCGCGCCACCCGCAAGCTGGCCGACGACGAGGCCCTGCTGAAGCGTGCGGTGGACGAGCTGGGCGTGTCGCGGGAACGGGCCAACGCGCTGCTGAAGGCGGCCAAGGACGCCTACGATCCGGCAGCGATCGCCGCCCGCAAGGAAGCGGATGCGCTGCGCGGGCTGATCGACACGCTGGACAAGACCGCCGCCGCGAACCGGAAGGTTGCTGACGGGCAGGCGTTGCTGGACAAGGCTCTGGCCGGTGGCGTGCAGGGCACCACCCTGACCGAAACGCAGCACCGCAAGCTGAGTGCCGCTCTGCGCGAGCAGCATGGTGTGCTGGAGGAGAGTGCCAGCAAAACCAAGCTGGCGGCGCACGAGATGACCAACCTGAGCTATCAGGTGCAGGACTTCGCTGTCCAGGTCGGATCCGGGCAGGGCCTCTTCCGCCCCCTCCTTCAGCAGGCGCCGCAGGCCGTCGGCGCCGTCGGCGGTGTGAGCCGTGCCCTGTCGCTGCTGCTGTCGCCGATCGGCCTGACCATCGCGGCCGGTGCCACGCTGGCCACCGGGCTGGCGGTGATTTCGTCGCGCGCTGTCGGCATCGAAGGACAGCTGCGCAGCCTGTCCGTCGCCACCAAGGCCTATGGCACGGAAGCGCAATCCACCGCGGCGCAGCTGCGCGACCTGGCCAAGGCCCTGTACGCCGACGGCGCCGGCAAGGACGAGTCGGAAGCCGCATCCAAGGTGATCGCCACCACCCGCGGCCTGTCTTCCACCATGGCCAAGGAGATTGCCGGCATCGGCAACGACATGGCCGCCGGCATGGGCAAGTCGGTGGACGAGATGGTGAAGCAGCTCGGCTCGCTGGCGACCGAGGGCTATCCCGCCATCAAGAAGCTTCAGGACGAGATCGGCTTCCTGACCTCCGATGAGCTGAAGGCCGTGCGCGCCATGGCCGAGCACGGGCAGCAGGCCCAAGCCCTTGGCGTTGCGGTGGAGGCGTTGCACCGTCGCTTCGACGGTTTGCGGCAGCAATCCATGTCCCCGGCCGAACAGGCGTTCCGCGACCTTGGCGTCGGCTGGAACGCCTTCATGGATGCGGTGGCGCAGAGCCGCCCGGTGATGGAGATGATTACTGGAGTCTCCGGCGCCGTCACCCGGATGGCGGCGGCAGTCACCAGCACGCCGAAGGAGCAGATTGCCGACCTGGAGACCCGCATCGCGGCGGTGAAGAAGAGCATCGCCACCCGCGACGGCGCCAAGGCGGACGGCGAGACCTATCTGAACCTCAATCTGCGATCGCTGCTGTTCGGCACCACCGATGGCTCCGACCTGGATAAGCAGCTGGCCGACCTCGAGCAGCAGCTGAAGGCCGCGCAGGGCCGGCTGGTGACGGAGCTGGCCAAGACGCCTGTACGCGTGGCCGGCACGTCGGCCGGTGCCGCCAGTGCCGGCGGCAAGACCGACGAAAAGGCCGTCCAGTACGTCGATGAACAGACCGCCGCCTATGAACGGCTGGCCAAGGCGATGGGCGGCAGCCAAGCCGCCCGGACGCTGCAAATGGCGTCGATGCGCGCCGAAGACGAGATCCGGGAGCGGCGGCTGTCCGGGCAGGAGGCGGAGGACATCCGTGACCTGCGGCGCAAAGAGGCCCTGTTGCAGCTGTCGGTCGCCTATGGCGACGAGCTGCGCAGCCTGTCGCTGGCGGCACAGGGCAACGTCCAGCTGGCGGCGGCTTATGGCCAGAGCGAGGCGGCGGCGCTGCGCCAGAAGGCCGCCAACGATGCGCAGGCCGCTGCTGCCGGCAATGCCGCCGTCAGCGTGGCCGAGCTGACCCGCCAGAATGTGCTGAACGCCGCCTCCTCGACCGCGGCCGACGCCGGCAAGGCGGTGGCCGACCTCACCCGGCAAGCGGTGGCGCAGGAGAAGATCGCCGACGCGGCCAAGCATGGTGCCGCGGCGCAGGCCGAGGCCGAGCGGCAGGCGCAGGTCGCTGCCCAGACCTCCGGCATCCTCGCCGCTGCGCAGGTGGCGGAGGAGGAGGGGGCGGCCGAGCTGGCCAGGACGCTGCGCGATCTGGCCGGCGCCTACGACCTGGTGTCCAGGCGCGGCACCGAGGCGCAGAAGCGGACGCAGGGAGAGGAGACCCTGCGCACCGCCCGGCAGGGCCTGGACTATGCCCAGCAGGAGCTTGCCCTGATGGGGCAGGCCGAGCCGCTGCGCAATCGGGCGCTGAAGTCGCTGCAAATCCAGCAGCAGGCGCAGGGGATGGCCAAGTCGGCGACCTCCGACCAGATCGCGGAGTGGGTGAAGCTTCAAGAGCAGATCGCCGACACGCAGGCGCTGACGCAGTACGCGAACGACGTGAAAGCCACCTCCAAGGAAATTGCCGGCAGCATTTCGGAGAACCTGTACGACCGCCTGACCGATCCGAGCAAGGCCACCAGTGTGGTGGACTTTTTCAAGTCGATCTTCAAACGGATCGGCCTGGCGGCGCTCGAGAACGCGGTCGTGCTGCCGATCGTCACCTCCGTTGTCGGTGCGGCGCCGTCGCTGTTCGGCGTCCAGGCTCCGGCTGGTGCCGGCGGGATCGCTGGTGCCGCGCAGGGATCGGGCGGGCTGCTGAGCAACGCCACCAGCTTGGTCAGTCTTGGCCGGTCCGGCTGGCAGCTCTTGAGCGGCGGATCGGGCTTGGCCGCGACGCAGGCCGCCGGCTCCTTCGCCACCAGCAGCCTGGGCGAAGCGCTCGGCCTGTCCACGTCGGCGGCGGGGGTGATCCCGGAGGCCGCCGCCACTGACTTGATGCTGACCAGCACCGGCAATGCCGTTGTCGGCGCCGCCGGCACCATCGGCGCGGCGATGCCCTACGGTGCGATCGGTGGCTTCGGCGGCGCCTATCTTTCCAACAGGTTCATGGGCGGGTCGAAGGTTGGTGGAGCGCTGACCGGTGCTGCGCTGGGCGCCGGCAGCGCCGCACTGGGCGCCTCGATCTGGGGCATGGGCGCTGTCGGCGGCCCGTGGGGCATCGCCGCCGCTGCCGTCATCAGCGCCGTCATGGCGATGCTGGGGTCGCAGAAGAAGAGCGTCGGGCCGAACAGCTCGGGAAATGTGGTTCTGGACGGTGCTGGTGGCTTCCGGACCGATCGGGCGCTTGCGGACAACGGGGCAGACGCCTCGCAGATGCAGACCGTGACGGACTCCGTCGCCAAGGCCATGACCGCGATCATCGCGGGGGTTGGCGGCAAGCTGACCGGCGGTGACGGCGCCAACACCGGGCGGCTGCAATATTTCGCCGAAGGCAACAAATGGTTCGTCACCCCGCAGGTGGGCGACAAGGCGGGTCAGAAGACCGAGTTCACCGACCAAAGCCAAGCCGTCCAGTTCTACATGCGGGAGAGCCTGAAGGGGCTGATCGGCAACGGCTCGCTGACCGGTGTGAACGACGATGTGAAGACGGTGCTCGCCAAGAGCAACGCCACCACGTCGGAAGCGTTGACCAAGCACCTTCAGCTGGCCGCCACCTTCCAGGACTCGGTCGATGCGATGAACAACGCGATCGGCTTGGAGGATGCCGCCCGCAAGCAGGGCAAGACGGCGGCGGCCGATCTGACCACCGCCATCAAGGATTTCCGTCAGACCGCATCCGACGCCGGGCTGGACGCGACCAAGGCCGCCAATGCGACCCGCAACTGGATCGACACGCTGGTCTCCGGCGCCGATCCCAAGACCTACACCGTCTATGAGGCGCAGGCGGCGCAGTTCCGGGCGCAATGGTCCAACATGGGCGACGTGCTTCAGGCCGTCGGCTACTCCGCCGCCGATGCGGCGAAGAAGATGGACGAGGGCTTGGGCAACGCTCTGAAGAAGCTTGCCAAGACGCTGAACACCAGCCTGGACCAGCAGATCAATGCGGCGCTCGGTCGCGACTTCCTGAACCAGATCACCAAGGCGCTGGAGGACGAACAGACCAACGCCCGCGATCTGGCCGCGGTGGGAGAGCCGATCACCAAGGCGCAGACCCTGCGGGCGGCGCAGCTCAACAGCATCATGACGCAGCTGAACGCCACCCAGCTGGACGTCATCACCTCCACCTATGGGGCGACCAGCGACATCGGCAAGCTGGGGCAGACCATCAAGGCGATGGGCACCGACGCCGGCACCGCCGCAGCGAACCTTGCCTCCTTCCAGGCCGATGTGCAGAGCCGGATGTATGCCGCGTTGGGCAACGACCGCGGATCGCAGCTGATCGCGCTGGATGCCCAGCAGGCCAAGGCCCTGGCCGAGGCGCAGGCCGCCGGCTACGACATGACGGCGCTGCAACAGGTGCAGGCGGCGGAGCGGGCGGCCAAGGCCTTTCAGCTCGCGCAGGCCGATGTGCTGGGCGCTTACGACCAGCAGATCACGGCGCAGCAGGATTACATCACCGGCCTGACCAACGGCGCGATGAAGATCGCACAGTCGGCCCGCCAGTTCCGGAGCGCCTTCGACGCCCTGGCGCTGAACGACAACTCGCCGCTGTCCGACCTGGAGCGGCTGAAGGAGGCCCGCCGGCAGGCCGCGGTCGATTACGCGACTTACAAGGACACAACGAAGAGCGATGAGGATCGGGACGCGGCGAAGCAGGATCTGCTGTCCATCGGGCCAACCCTGATCCAGCTTGCACGGAGTTACTTCGGCCCGACCGACAGCACCGATTACAAATGGATGCGCTCCGTCTTCGCTGAGTTCGGCGATACCACCGCCTTGGGCGTGGATACAGCCGAAAGCACGCTGAAGACGGCGAACGACACGCTGAAGGAGATGCAGAAGAGCCGGGCGGAGGCCGCAGCCCTGGGGCAGAAGCAATATGCTGCGGTGACCGATCTGACCGGCATCATGCAGCGCTCCTACCTGGTCTATCAGGCGCAGCTGACGGCGCTTCAGAAGCTGACCGGCACGACCTCGACCACGGCGCCCGTCACCACCGTCGATCGGACGGTGGAGCAGAAGCGGGCGCAGCTGGAGGCCTTCAGCAACGCTGACATCGAGCGCTATTTCGGCGGCTTCAGCGACATCATCGCCGCCCGCGACGCCGATCCGCTCTTCAACCTTGCCAAGTGGTTCAAGGAGTTCGGCATCGGCGAAGTGTTGTCCGGCGCCCGGATCATCCCCGGCTTCGCAACCGGCACACCGTCGGCCCCGCCTGGTTTGGCGTGGGTGGGTGAGGAAGGGCCGGAGCTGGTGCGGCTGGCCGGCGGTGAGCGGGTCTTTCCCCACGACGCCAGCATCGAGATGGCGCAGCGCTTCAACGCGGCGAACGACCGGCTGCCGGCTGGCGTCACCAGCTTCCGGCCGCGCCTTGCCGCGTCCGATGCGGGGGTGGGCGCCATGGTGTCGGAACTGCGCAAGTTTCGCGAAGAGGCACGGCAGGACGCCCGCGCCATCGCCGACACCGTCATCGACATGATGGAAAAGCAGATCACCGCCCTTCGTGACGAGAACGCGGAGCTGCGCCGCCGCATCGACAAACAGTCTCAGGAAATCCGGCTCGGACAGGCCGTGCCGCAGTATGCAATGAAAGGAAGATGACCCATGCCGATGTCGAATTACCTACGCAACAAGGTGCTGGACCACGTCAACGGTAAGACCGCCTTCACCATGCCGACCACCGTCTATGTGGCCGCGCTGACGTCACCTTCGACCGTTTCCGGTCCCGGCACCGAAGTCAGCACGACCAGCACCGGCTATGCCCGGCAGGCGATCACCGCCACCATGTCGGCCGCATCGGCGGGCACCACCTCCAACGGCGGCACAATCTCCTTTGGGCCGGCGACCGCCGCCTGGGGCACCCTCACCGACTGGGCGATCTTCGACGCGGCGACGGCGGGCAACATGCTGTGGTTCGGCTCCCTCTCCGCCAGCAAGACCATCGCATCGGCCGACTATTTCCAGTACGCCGCCGGTCAGCTCCAGCTGTCGCTGAGCTGA